TCACAGCCCTCCCCGATCAGCCTGCGTCTGCAACTCAGCGGCCGGCGACGGTTCGCCGACCGGGCCGGCTGCCAGCCGCCGCAGCCATTCAAACAACGCGCCGGTGATGGCGAGCGCGAGCGACAGCAGCAACGGCCGATAAGGCTCGGCGACGAAACCGAGCACCAGGGTGGTGAGCGGCGTCCAATCGACGCCGGCCAGCGCCGGAATCACCGCGTCGTGCAGCGCGAGCGCGAGGCCGCCGATCCAGTACAGCCGTGCCAGCAGCACCGAACGCCAGCCGCGCAGCGCGGCGACCGCGCGACTCCCAAGCGAGCCGCTCGTAGCGTGGAAGTCGGCGAGCAAACCGGCAAGCACCGGACGGCGTGCCAACAGCGGCTGCAGCCAAGCCCAATAAGCGACCGCAAGCGCGGCCAGCACCGCCAAGGTCGAGAGCCATTGCATGATGAAGTTTCCATGTTGCGGGGTGGAAAAAGCGATCAGGCCGACGCAGTGACGATCGGGAGTGACACGGTGCCCGGCATCGGTTGCTGCTGGCGGATCACACGCCGGCGCCGCAGCAGCACGATCACAGCCGCCGCGATCACCAGCACGGCGAATGCGATCAGCGCGGTCTCGACCGGGTGTGCGGCAATCAATGAAGGATCGATGAGGGCGACGGTACTGCCCGCCGCCGCGAGCGGCGCCGCCACCTGCCGCACCGGCTGCGCGGGCGGCACAGCGCCTTTGCCCTTGGTGGACGCCTTCGGTGCGGCGGCGGCAGCGCCGCGCGCCATCGCCAATGCCGCCGCGCGCACCTCGGCAACGCGGCGTCCCCAGCCCTTGCCGAACACCGGCCAGGTGCGCAGCGACTTCAAGAACCGCAGCCGCTCATCGCACAGCGCCGCCACCAGCGCGGCGCTGTCGCGCGTCGCCACCGCGGCGATCACCGCATCATTCACCGCCGCACTGCTGTCCGGCAACGCCAGCAGCCGGCGCAGCACCCGCGCCGCACGGCCAATCCCGGAATTCACGCCGTAATCGAACAAGGCATAATCGAGCCCGGCCGGCAGCTCGGAACAGCGCAGCGCGCTCCAATATTTATTGCGATAGATCGCCTTGGCATCGGCGAGCGGCATCGCCTTGACATCGGCGGCCGTGACCTTGCGGCGCTTGAACGCCGCATAGTCAGCAAGCGTGATGCCGTATTTGGTCGGGCCGCCCGGATCTGAGGGATGGTGACTATAGCCGCCCTCATGGGCGAAGAGACGCGCCAGCGCGTCGTCGTAAGACGCCTCCATGATGTTCTCCAAAATGTGGGGTGATGGGCGCGGCGGCTCAGAGATATTGGCCGCCGGTCGCGGTGGTGCCCGCCGCGTTGCCCGGCAGATAATTGGCGCCGCCGCCGTTGCAATTGACGACGCCATTGCCCGATGCGCGATAACGCACGCCGGTCGCGCCCGAACCGGCGAAGCTGACGCCGCTGATCTGCACTAGGCCGAGCAAACTCGCGGCTGCAAAATTCGTAAAGGCCGGGGTGCCGGCCAGCGTCAGCGTGCCGCCCGTCACCTGCACCATGCCGGTGTTGATGGCCGCGGCATGGGCGGCCGCCGCACCGCTGATCGTGTAGTTCACGGCGGCGATGATCTTGCCGCCGCTATCGGCATGAAGATGCGCAGGCCCTGCGACCGCACCGAACTCCATGGCGCCGCTCAGCGTCACCACGCCGCCGGTCAAAGCCGCGACACCAGCGCCGCTGCCGGTGGTGCTAAGTTTCAGCCCGGCCAGCGCCAGCACCGCGCCGTGACTGACCGCAATGGCATGAGCGCCAGCGACCGCGAGCGTGACATTGCCGGGCGCGGCGGTGTCGCCGCGGATCGTGACCGTGCCGCGCCCGGGCAGGAAGCCGGACACCTGCACGCCACCGCTATAGCTACCCGCGGCGAGCTGAATGGTGACGTTGAAGCGGGCGAGATCGAGCGAGCCCCACACCACATCGATGGCGCGCTGCACGGTGCGGAACGCGCCAGCAGCATTGTTGACCAGCCCAGAATTGCCGTCATTGCCGTCGGGGCGCACAAAATAGCTGCGATCGGCGCTCAGCACTTCGCGCGGCCCGCCATTCACCGGAAAGCGCAGCCGGCCGCTGCTGCGTTCGATCACCAAGGCTTCGATCCAAGTCGCGCCATCGGGCGAGACCTTGAAGCGAAAATCATCATCCCCGGCGAGGCCGAATTCCGCCCGACCGGAATAATTATTGGCAAACAGCACCGACGCGGTGTTGCCGGTGTTCTGTTTGGAGAGTTGCAGCCGCACGTCGCCGCTGCCACCGCTGCCAGGATCGATCGCGGCGAACAGCACCGCGTTCGATTTCGCGCACAGCTTGTTCCAGGAATCGGCGCTGGTGTTGACTCCGAGCCGAACGAGATTGTCGAGCGCGAGGGTGCGAACATCGCGCCATTGCGTGCCGTCGAACACGATCATCGCTTCATCGGCGATCGACCACACGCACCAGCCCGCGCGCGGCTGCAAGAACGCCCAGGCGTTGTTCTGAAACGTGGCGACGGCATTGTCTTTGCCGCTCCAGGCGCCGCTGGCGCCGGTGCCGACGATATGACGATCACCATCCGATGGCGCGGCCGGCGGCGCGCTGCGATTGCGGTCGCGCACTGCGATCTGAATCGCGGCATCGAGAATGCGCAGCGCTTCATTATGGGTGACATGCTTTTGCGCTTGGCCTGCTTCGATCAGCGGCAAAGCGAGATTGGCGGTGTCGGTCATCAACAGCCTCACATGGCAAGAGAGATCACAGCGTCAGCAGCCGCGTGGTAGCGAAGCCGGCGCCGACTGCCGCCGACAGCTGCGCGACCCGCACCTGCAATTGCGTCTGCGGCCCGCCGAAATCGGCGACTTCCTGCGCCGCCGGGTACAGAGCTTGCGGCGCGGTGCAGCTGATGCTGCGCACTACGGTGCTGCCGGCCAGGATTTCCAGCAGATAGGCTTCGCTGTCTTCGCCGAGCGGCACTTCGCCGCTCCAGCTATCGGCATCGACCCGGCTGCGCCGTATCCACGACAGCTGCACGCCGGCGCCGGTCCGCTGCGCCCTCAGATGCGCCGGTGCCAGCGGCCGCAGTGCGGTTGGCCCTGGCGTGACGGTCAGCGCTGACGCCATCACGTCGTCATGGCTTCGGCCCGTGGCGGCAACCCGCACCGCTATCGGCCGGCCGAGTGCTTCGCGTCCTCGCGCCAGCGCCACCAGATTGCGATCGAGCAGCACGAGCGGCGCGCCGGCCGGCAGCATCGGCACCATCGCCTGCTCGCTGCCGAGCTGACCACGCAGCAGCCGCGACAAACGATAGGTGTCGTGATCGACCAGCTCGGCTGAACCGAATTGCAGCACTTCCCAGCCTGCCGGCGTGCCGATCGCCGCGGCGTTGCCGCCATCGAAAACAAGAGCGTCCGCGATCGAGGCCAGCGTGCCGCTCGACAACCGAACGCGGAACGAAGTGCCGCGATCCCACAGCGCCAGCGGCCCTGCCGGCAACGGATCGAGCGTCTCGCCGATGGTGCACGGCGCGCGCGCCACCGCCGCCGGTGCAAAGCTCGAACCATCCGGCGAGGTCCAGATCGTCATCTCGCCCGGCCAGGGATCAGCAAACACCGCCAGCCGCGTCAGCGTCGCCGGCTCGACGCTGTCGAGCATCGGCAGATCGAGTGCAATCACTTGCGCCGGGCCGAGTGCCGCCGGCATGTCCGGCGCCAATCGGCGCGGCACCGGCAACGGCGCGGCAAAAACGCTGGGATCAATGCTGCGCGCCTTGACCACGCGATAGTCGGTGTCGATCAGCTCGGTGATCTCATAAAGACCACGGCGCTGCTGCACCGTCAGCGCCACCACATCGCCCGGCACGAGGCCGATATGCGCGCGCCCGAGCGCAAACTGCGCGCTGTCGCGTCCGGCCCACACATCCTGCAAGGTGATCTCGGCGCGCCGGATCGCGGCCTCTGACGAACTGATCACCGCAAGATCAGCGTGCAGCATTCGGCTGGCGCCGCCGACCAGGCGCCGCGAACGCACCGCGGTTCGGCGATAATCAGTATCGGCATCGCTGAAGCCGATCGACATCTCGCGTGGCAGCTCGCTCTCTTGCGCGCGCGTCAGCCGCAAAGGTGCGCCGTTATCGGGCAGCACCAGATCGTGCTCGCCGAACTCGGCCTTCGGCAAGCCGCCGCGCGGCAGAAAGCGCAAGGTGCCGCTAGCCGCGCTGGCATCAAATGCAAATGCCATCGCCAGCGGCTCGATCATGGCGCGCGGCGTCATCGGCCGGTCGACCACATAGCCGTCGCACAGCTCGCGCAGGCTCGACGCATCGACGCCATCAACGCCGGCATCCTCCAGGATCGCACCGACCAGCGCATCGAGCGGCGCGCCGCCCAGCCGGCCGGTCAGCCAATGCCCGGTCTGCCAATTGGCGGCGTCGCTCCAAACTTGTTCGGCAGCCGGAAACGCCGGAAACGGCCGTGCGTCCCAGGTCCACAGATAGATCGCGCTTGGCTCGACCATGCGGCCGCCATAGCGCGGCGACAGCGGATTGAACGCAGCGGATGCACCAAATGCCGGATCGAAACTGCCGAGCACCGCCTCGAGATAGCGGCGCTGCATCAGGTCGTCGCGCTCGCCAGAGGAGAAATGCGGCGCAAAATTCTCGCTGGATTTTGGGTCGGGAAACACGCTCGGCTGATTGGCGCCTTTGTCGACGGCGGGGCAGCCGAGTTCGGTGAGCCAGATCGGCTTGCTCATCGGCGTCCACGCGGTCGGCGTTGTCAGCTCGACGCCGCCGACACGCTCATAATGAGCACTGCCCCACCAGTTCCACAGATCCTTAGGCCGATAGAGCCAGGGCTTGCCGAGCCCGTCGGTGATCGGCAGCCGCTGCTGCGCCATGCGGCCGGCCTGATCGGCATAGTACCAGTCATAGGCTTCGCCGCCGCGCAGATTGCCGGCGAGATAGTCGCGCTCATAGATCGATGCGCTGCCGGCGGCGTCGAGATGATCGCCACCATCGCGCCAATCGGCGAGCGGTGCATAGTAATCGATGCCGACCGCGTCGATCGCGGGTGACGCCCACAGCGCATCGAGCGGAAAGCGCAGCTCGCTGGCGTCCGGCGTGACGACATCGGCGCCATATTCGGTCCAGTCGGCGCCGTAGCTGACCAGGGTTGAGCTGCCGACGATCGCTTTGACCTCGGCTGCCAGCGACACCAGCGCCGACACCGCCGGATAAACGCCGCTGCCGGAGCGCACCCGCGTCAACGCTTTCAGCTCCGAGCCGATCAGCAGCGCGTCGACGCCGCCGGCATCGCGCGAAAGCCGCGCATAGTGCAGCACCATACGCCGATAATTCCAATCGCCGCCGGTGAAGAACGCCGCAACTTGGCTCGCCGCCGCCGCGCTGCCTTGCGGCGAGCCGGGACGGCCCGGCGCCGGATCGCAAGTGATCCGGCCGCGCCACGGGTAAGCCGGCTGGCTCGCCGCGCCGGTCCAGGGATCGGGCAGCGCATTGCCGGGCGCGATGTCCATCATCACAAACGGATAGAGCGTCACGCGCAGGCCGCGTGCTTTCAGCTCGCTGATCAATTGCCGCACGCTGTCATCGGATGGCGTGCCGCCATAAGCCGGCCGGCCATCAACCTGCGACACCTGATAGGCAAAGGTGCGGCTGACGCCATCGACCGACCAGCTCAGCGGCCAGGTGACTTTGCTGAGATTGTCGATGCCGGGCCGCACCCGGCACTGCCCGGCACGCAGATCTGTGCCGAACCACGCCACCACCACCGCAACCCGCGTCAGATTCGGGCACAGCGTCTGCAACTCATCGAGCGCGGCTTCGACATCGGAGGCCGCGGTGCTGACATGGCGATTTTCCGGCGCCGAGCTGCCGTAGCCGCGCAGCTGCACTACCGTCGAGGGCGCGTAGCCGAATTCGGTGCTGCCCGGGATCAGCGTCACCGCGCGCACCATGCGCTCAAGCGCGCCAACCGGCCGGATGATTTCGAACGACAATTGCGGAATGCGATTGCCGAAATCCTGCAGCGCCATCCGTTCGAACACCACATAGGCCAGGCCGCGATAGGCCGGTGCATTGGCCGCACCTTCGCGCGCCACGATCAGTTCGTCCGGCTGCTGCTGCTCACCGCCGCGGTGCACGCGGATGGCGAATTGCGAGCGATCGAGCGGCCGACCGTCGGCCCAGATCCGGCCCACTTGTGCGATCTCGCCCTCGCACAGCCCCACCGCGAAATTGGCGAAGTAACTATAGGTCGTGGTGGTCACGCTCTGGCCGCCGCCACCACCGCCCTTGCCGCCCGACGAGCGCTGCACCGTGACCACTTCTTCGAGCGCCGTTGCCCAGATCACCTGCCCGGCGAGCCGCGCGCGGCCATAGACCCGCGCGATCGGCGCGCCTTCGGTCGAAGCCATCACATCGAGATCGGCGAGCCGCGGCCCCTCGACGCTGCGTTCGGCGCCAAACAGCGAGCGATCGAGGGCATTGCCAACCAGCGCGCCCGCGAGCCGACCGGCGATCGCGCCGATCGGTCCAAACAATGCGCCGACCGCTCCGCCGGCAACCGACAATACCAGCGCCGCCATCATTGCACTCCCGGAAAGGAAAAGGCCTGAACCAAGCGCCGCCGCCACCAGGGCGTGATCGCGATCTCGCACACCGAGGCGCCGTCATGAGCATGGATCATGCGATCGGCCGCGCTGGCGATCGCGACATGCTTGGCGAGACAGCCGTCGCGATAGCGAAACAGCAGCACGTCGCCGGCCGCGAATTCCGCAGACGGCCTCAGGTGACGCAGTGCCGCTTGCTGCAGCGTCTCGACGCTGCCCGCCTCAGCCCAATCCGGCGCATAAGGCGGAGGCAATTCCGGCTCAGCGCCAAGACAGCCGCGCCACACGCCGCGCACCAGGCCAAGGCAATCACAACCGACGCCTTTCACCGAAGCTTGGTGCCGATAGGGCGTGCCGATCCAGCTACGCGCCTCTTCAAGCAGCGCGGCGCGTGTCACGGCAGCGTTCATCATAGCCCCTCCACCTGCAGTTGCCGGCGATGCAGCCGAGGCCCAGCGCGCTCAGGAAACGCTCGGACCGCCGCGCCCGGAGCCGCCGCTCCGGCCCGGCACGGGATAGCTGATGACGAAGTCATTGCCGGGGATCTGCGGAAAGCCGCGAAAATTGACGGCATTGCCGAAACGATCGCGGCAAGTGGCAAAGCGCTTGTCGCAGCCGGCGCTGATCGCGAAGCGGTCGCCGACCGCGATCAGCGCCGCACTCGCCTGCCACAGCGTCAATTGCGTTTCGGCTGCGCGGCGGCGATGCAGCTTGATCTCGATCGCCGCACCAATATTGGCGCCGCTCGACCAGCTCAGCCGCCCGGCGGTGAACAGCCCGTCGACAAAACTCTCAAGCCCGCTGACGGTGATCAGCGACGGCGACAGCGCGGCGGTGACCACGCCGCTGCCACGCCACGACGCCGCATTCAGATTGACGCGGCAGCGCCCATCGCCGAGATCGGCGCCGCAATGGGCGGTGTAGAGCCGCCCGCTCTCTTGCGACAATAGATCGGCAAGGCCGCGCAGCTCGGCGGTGAACGCCTGGCCCTCGCGCCGCACCTCGCCAAGACTGCCGCGCGCGGTGAGCAGCAGCAGCGACGGATCGCTCCAATCGACCAGCCAGCTTTCCACCTGCGCGGCGTCATAGCGCCCAGCGGCGAGGTCGTGCTCGCTCAGCGTGTCGTCGGATAACGCGCCAGAAATCTCGGCGCTCTCCACCGACAGATCGAAGCGGCTGCTGGCTTCAGAAGCGCTCAATCCGCTGGCAGCGCGGCAAACTACGCCGTTCACTATCAAATCGCGGTCGTGGTCGGTAAAGCCCTGCACCACGCCGTCGCGGCGCCGGATGACCCAGCACTGCGCCAGCGTGGTGACGCCGGCATCGAGCCTCGCCTGCAAGGCGGCTGGCACGCTGCGCATCGGTAGCTCCTTTGCTTTGCGCCATCACGGCACAATTTCCAGCAGTGGAATTTTGGGAATGGCGCCGGCCGCGAATGCCGCGAGATCAACTTCGAGATAATCGGTGTCGAACCGCACCGGCACATCGAACAGAAAGCCCGCGGTGATCGCGGCGCCTGGCGGCGGCACGGCGGCGGCGTGAAAGGTGACGATGCCGGTTACCGGATCGCAATCGAAGGCGTTGCCGTCGAGTTCATCGCCAGCGACTGCGACACGCACGCTGCCAGCGACCGGCTTGCGGATCGGCCGCTGATAGGGCGCGAATGCTGCGCCATAGCTCTTGGAAAGCGCAAAGCTCGCGGTGACGCCGTCGCCGACGCCGATCGGCTGATCGTGCGGCGATGGCGGCGCGCCGCCCGGCGCCGAACCGTGATCGAGCCGGTCGCGCCAGCGAAAGCCATAGAGCCGACCGCGGCGTTCCTCAAAGAACGCCACCACAGCCTGCAATTCGGCGATGGTTTTCACGCCATAGCCGGCGTCATAGCGCCGCCGCGAATGCGCCCAGCGCGCGTTGCGTTGCTCACGACCAGAACCGAAGCTGACGATCTCGGTGCGCCGCTCCGGACCGCCGGCGCTGCGCAGCGCGATGTCGAGCGGAAACAGAATGTCGTGAAAGCCGGTCATCGGCGTTCCTTGCTACGCTGATCGCCGCCACGCGGGGGCGATGGAGGCGAATGAGGCTCGGTCACATCGCGCGCCGGCCGCGCGCCACCGCGCGGGCGATCTGCCCGGTGAGGTAGCTTTCGGAGCGGCGGAAACTGTCGGCATCGGGCGTCGCGATCTGAATATTGACGGTGACCGCGCCGCCATCTGGACTGGCAACGCCGAGCCGGCCATCGGCGCCGCGCGCCAGCGGCAAGATCGCCTCCGGACCCGCCTCACCGGCGAGGCCAACGCCGCCGCCCAGCATCGGAAAATAGCTCGGCGTGCCGATCACGCCGCCACTGGCAAACGGTTTGATGCCGCCCTGCGCCTGCGGCTGCACCGCGCCGCCAAGGCCACCGATCAGCCCGGACATCAGGCTTTGCAGCCCGCCAGACAGCGCGTTCTCCAGCGGCTTGAACGCAGCCTTCAGCGCCAGATTGGAGATGCGCAGCGTCAGCGATTTCAGCACGTCATCAAATTGCTTGCCGCCGCTCACCGAACTGGCGAACGCGCCGCTCATGGCGTGGGCAAAGCCGTTCGCGGCACTGGTCAGTTCGCGGGTGCGCTGCGTCAGGCCATCAAGGCTGTCGGCTTGGTCGAGCCAGGCGGGGTCGCTATCGCTCATCACGCGCTCCTTCGCTGCGGTCGGGAAAACGCTGCATCAGCGCCTGCAAGGTGTGACGATCGAGCGGCGCACCAGCATCGCCGCGCCGGGCGCGGATCGCGGCGGCGAGTTCGCGCGGCGTCATGCTCCAGAACGCGGCTGGTGACAGCCGCAGCACGCCTAGGCCAAATCCGATCGCCGCCGCCCAGGGGAACGGCTGGCGTTGCGCTGCGCTCATCACAGGCCGCCATCGTCAAAGGTCGCGGCGATCAAAGCGGCCGCGATGCGCACATAGCCGGTTGCGCCACCCTCGACCGCCATCGCCGCGACTTCGTCGTCGCTGACCGCCTCGCCCGCGCCGCGCAGTCCGCAGCCGATGATGCGGATCAGATCACGTGCCTTGAGCCGGCCAGCGCCGAACCGCTCGGCGAGCGCCACCAGATCGGGCGCGGCAAACGCCGCTTCAAGCTCAGCGAGCGCGCCGAGCGTCAGCACCAGCGTGCGCCGCCGCCCGCCAAGCTCGGCGTCGATCTCGCCGCGATATCGATTGGCCATTGCGCGCCTCCGTCAAGCAGCGGTGAAGGTGAGCGCGCCGGCGCTTTCCAGCGACAGCTCAAACGTCACCTCGCCATTATGCTCGCCGGCAAATTCCAGGCTCGCGATCTGGAACGGACCTTCGATGGTGCCGAAATCCGGCACGACCAGCTGACTGTTCAGCACCGCGCCGTCAAAGAATGCCTGGCGCAGCAGCGCGTCGGAGCTGGCATCCTTGAACAGCCCGCGGCCCGACAGCGCCGCGCGGCGCACCCCGGCGCCGGCCAGCAATTCGCGCCAGCGATCGACGGATTCGGCGTGGGTGATATCAACCAGCTCGGCATTGAAGGCGATGCGCCGACTGCGCAGCCCGGCGACGGTGACATAGCCGGCGCCGCTATTGATCTTCAGCAACAGGTCCTTGCCCTTTTGCGCGCTCATGACAATCTCCCATTAGTCCGCAGGTTCAGTGACGGCGCGAAAGCGCACCACGGCGTGATAGGCGCGGCTGCTGTCGCGACGGATGTCGGCAATCGCAAAGCGCAGATTGACCAGGCGATGGCCGGACAGCGTCAGCGGCGCATCGTCGAGCGCCGACAGCAGCGCCGCGGCGATGCTGTGCGCTTCCTTGTGACCGCCATGGCGCGACCAGGCGTGCAGCGTGAGCTGATGCTCCTCGATCCGGCCGCCATCGACCGACAGATCAGTAAGCCGCGCCTCGCCGAGCGTGACATAGGGAAAGGTCAGCTCGCGCGGCGGCTCGTCATAAACCCGCGGCCCGCCCAGCACCGCGAGCAGCGCACTGTCTCGCAGCAGCGCGCGATGAATGGCGGCGCGCAGCGCCGAACTCGAACTGAGCATCGCCTCACCTCAATTGAACGGAATTCATGCCTGGCGCTGCAGCGCATCAACCTCGAGCCAGCGGCCATTTGCCAGTTCGCGCCAGCCGAGGATGCGATAGCTTCGCGTGCCATCGCTGAATTGATGCTGCCGCGTCAGTGCCACGCCGCCGCGCAGCACGATTTTGCAGTGCAGCTCGGCGCCGTCGGCATCGGCCTCATCGCCATCGCGCAGCGCGAGCGGCGTCACTGCCGCCCAGAGCGTCGCCTGCGGCACCAGCGCGCGCACCACGCCGCCCTCGCCGTCATCGCTCTCCACCGGCTGCAGCAGCGTTAGCCGGGTGCGCAATCGACCAGGATTACTAATCGTTGCGGTGCTCATAGCGACAGTCCGCGCGCTGAGCCGAGCAGCGTCGCGAGACCCGCCGGCAACGGCGCAGCGCTGCCCTCGGCGATCACGCCGCGCTGGTCATACCAATGCGCAGCTAAGCTGCGCACCGCCTGGCGCAGCGGCTCCGGCACGCTGGCTGGGTCGCTGCCAAAGCCAAGCTCGCAATCGATTTCGATGCCGGCGCAGGCGCGGCCGGGCTGCGGCAACACCGGCGGGGTGACGATCCGATCCGCTGCGCGATCGACCACAAAGCCCGTGACATCGAGCTCCTGCGCCGCGCCGGCATGGTCGAACACCCGCGCCGCAAGCACCGCGCGCAGCGGTCCGAGCCGGCACAGGATGCGGCGCTGATCCGGCCATTGATCGAGCGTCAGCCGCCATTGCTGGCTGAGCAGCACGCGCCGGGTGGTGGTCTCGACCTGGGCGCGCGCCGCCGCGATCAAACTCGCGATCAGCGCATCCTCGGCGTCATGCGTCACCCGCAAATAGCTCTTCAGCTCATCGACCGTGCACGGCTCCGCCGTCGGTCCAAGCAGCCGCGTGGTCGCCATGGCCTGCTCCTGTTGGTCACGTTGCTGTTCAAAGCTGGTTGACAGCGGCGAGCGGTGCGGCTTGATCACCGCCAT